AGAACTTTGTATGAGGTGAAAAATTTTTAATGGCTTCTAATAATCTTAAAGTGCCTAAAGCTACGACATCTGATGTGTATTCGGGTATCTCGAAGCTCACCTGAACATGGCTCTGCGCCCCTAAGTTGTATATTTCATCTGGCTGAAGAGAATTTACTAGGGTATCAATACATGATGCGTCTGAGAGGTCTCCATAGTGTAATTTGACTCTATCTAGGAGGTGGTCTATCCGACCCGTATTCAAAGTTGAGGCACGTCTAATAATCCCGTGTACTTCGTAGCCCTTATCTAAGAGAAGCTCAGCTAAATAAGAACCATCTTGGCCGGTTATGCCACTTATTAACGTTTTCATATTATTTTAACTTCGGGTAATGGATAAATCAAATGTCCACCGTTTTTAAGATATTCAGATTCACGTTTATTAATTTCGGGTTCAAAAAACCAAATTGAAACTAACATATACTCAGGTTTCTCTTGTCGGGCTTGTTCTTCTGAAATAATCGGCACTCCAATCGAAGCAATCTTTTTTCCCACTTTTTCAGGGTTACGTTCTACCGCATAAGGCAGGTCTTTGACATCAAGTCCAGCGTATTGCCAAATCGTCCCCCCCCTAGTCGAAGCCCCATAGATATAGACTTTCTTTCCTTCTTTTTTAATTTTATCTAAAAGTTCTTTGAGTTTATTAGTTTCTTCCTCAATTCTTAGGGAAAAGTTCTCATAAGGCTCTGAGGTATCGAGCTTATAATCTTTTTCTATTTGACGCTGTTTTGAAACAGAAGAATCGACTTTATGTCCCTTCCATCTAACAATAGTTCTAAATGAGCCACCATTAATCATTGAGGTTGAAACCTTGACCACTTCCAGTCCGAGACGATTAAGTAAGTGTTCCATTGATAAGAGAGTGTGATAACCGATATGTTCGTGGCAGATATTGTCGTAGCCGTTTAACTTTAAAGAAGTTAAAAAGTAGTTTTGTTGAATAATCCATACCCCGTCTTCTTTGAGCATTGAAGAAACATCGCGGACAAATTTCTCAGGGTCTTCAACATCATAGAACATCGAGATAGAAGTGATGATGTCGCACTTAGCTTTAATGGGGAAAAAGAAGTCGTTGATAACCTCTTGGGCTTGAATCTGATTGGCAAGTTTAGTAATGGGTTCAAAAGCAATCTTATAATAAGAAGAGTCGTAATTATTAAGTAAAGTTCCATCATTAGCCCCGATGTCCATGACTATTTTTCCCTTAGTATAGGTCTTAGCCTCGTCAACAATACTTTTTAAATCATTTTTAATAGTGTCGTTGACTCCACTCTTAAATCCGTAGTTTGGGGTGTACATCTCACTTAAAGGGGCGGATTCTTTTAGTTGAACAAAGTTACAATTAGGACAACGCATAAGTTCCAGTGGATATTTAGGTGGTTTAATATCATCAGTTCTAAAGTCTGATAAATACTGCGAACCGAGATTAATTAAGCTTTCAAGTCCTTCATGTTTACATGATCTACATTGCATAAGATTTAGGTGGTAATCCGCAGCCATCCTTCTGCTTCCAATAAATAAGTCCCTCCTCCATATTCTTCGTCCATTCCGGAGTGTGTCTAATAGACGAATATTCGATTGAATTAGGTATTTCTTCCATTAAGTTTTCCGAGCCAGTGACATCAGCAAAGTACCAAAAAGGAGTGGTTAAACCAGTTTTAGCTATTCTTCCAGTGTGTTCAACGTGTTCCCAAGCATTAATAAAATGTTCATCAAAAAAGCCTACTTCAAAACACTTTTTAGTATAAAAAGAAAAAGCCCCAACACAATGAGGCCAAAGGGTTATCACTTCACCGATATTAACAGCTCCGACTTTATTAGCTGGACCGTGATTATGAAAATTTAAGTGTTCTATCCCTGTTTTAATAGAAGCGTCAATGTATTTAGTTACAGAGTCTTCATCTTTGACTAAAATATCGTCTTCAATTAAAAAGATATATTCACACCCCTCATCTAAGAGATACTTAACGACTCTGTTTTTAGCTTTTGCCACCCCTCCATTCTCTTTTGTCTTAATTAGGTGAAAATCTTTAGAATAGGTATTAAATACTTCGGTATAATCCGCTTTATCAGAACCGTCATCATGTAAAGCCCTACAATCAACGTTTTTTAGTTTCTTGACATATTCTAAGGTCTGTTTACAAAAATCTGGCCTATTGTATGTCAAAACTGCTACTCCTGTTTTTTTCATTAAATTTACATAAAAAAGCCGCCCTGTTACGGACGGCTAAAATATATTTCAATTTATTACCTGATGTAATATATCACCACTTAGCAGTTATGTATAGTGTCTGCTAACATACAACTAAATTTTATTTCTCTTTTAGAAGTAACTCTTGTGGAGTTTGATATGTAATTGGTTTACCTTGTCGCATATTTAGCTCCATTAACTTTTATTAAGTCGGTTTCTTTTAAAAACCTGATAAAGGCTTTGATCTTTTCTATTTTCATAACCGTTCTCTCGGTCTTGTCTATATTAACCATCTTTTCAATCCATTTAAGTTTTTCCTTGACAGCCTCGACAGTATCTTCCATCTCTCCGTGATTAATTTTGTCTTTGAAGTAGGAATCTATGACATCAAAGTCTTCCTTAAATCCAGCCAGGGGTTCGTTCCATGTTTCTTGGACATTAAAGTATTCCGAGAGATAGGGTTTTTGAGTTTCCATCTCATAACCCAGAAAAGACTCATTGTCTAAAGAAGGTTTAGAGTCTGCTCTTTCGGGCATAATCTCTGGAGTTTCTTCTACTGCTTTAATTGGAGTCCGGAACGTCGTGTCCACCATTTTTTTTGAATAAGTAACTTGATATTTCTTTGACTGCTCCAGTCCTGCCACCACGAATAGCATTGACTAAATAAGCTCTTTTTTCGATAGTATCTTTGCTTTGAGTTAAGAGTTTGTTTATCATGCTTTTATATTTCCCTCTTTTGATCGGATTAGTTTCTTTGTAAAAAAGACTTTTAAGGTGAGCAAGGTCTTCAACTCGTGAAACGTCAAACATATTCCACCACCGCCATTATGTCTTCAAATTTTAAAATTAATTGTTTGTTCCAATCTTTACCACTCCACTCTTGATAGACGACAGTATCTCCAACTTTACAGGGAGGGTTTTCACCATTAATGGCAATTACTTCCCCCTCAACGGCAAGATGAATGTCAGACTTTTCGGCCAAGATAATACCTGAGGCTGTTTTAGTTTCCTCAACTATTGGTTTAATAACTAAATACCCTTCTGAGGGTTTTAAACGTTTTTGCATATTCTCCTTTTAATAATTAACAACCTACTGGAGTCCACGAATGAACCCCAGTGTGGTTAGTAACTATTACTGAGTTGCCCCAGTTTTTAGAATACTTATCCAAGTAGACACTAAGGCTTGAGCTACAAAGGAACCAGCCCATGCAATCATACTGAAACGACCAGCAGCATTGTAAGAATCAATGTTTGAGCTGGGGGTTATGTATAATTTTGGTTGATCCCCTTCAAGGTCATAGATACCAAAGGCATCTTTACCATGAATGTAGTTATGATAGACAGTAGCGGTACTGGTGGTTGTCTTTTGATTTTTGCTAAGCAAGAATCGGACACCATACAGTTCGCCCATTTCACCTCGATACAATTTCTTGACATCGGAGTAAACCTTGGAATTAATCCAAGTGCTATCAGCCAATAGGTCTGCTTTTACGAAAGGACCAACTTTTCCGATGAAATATCCATCTTCATAAGTTGGAGCATAAGCGGCTTCGAGAGTACGCACGACTTTGCGGATTTCAGCAGCTGAGATGACATCACTTGCAGCGACATCAGAAATCAGCAACTTTCCACCAGCTAATCGGGCAGTACCACCTTCGAGACCGTTATCACGAACTAAGGTGTCTAAAGTTTCCCTCATGTTCTGTCCAAACAAAGCAATTTTTTCAGCATTTCGTACATCAACCGAGGTTAATGATAAGAAACGAGAAATTTTTGCAGCAGAACCGTACTCTGAAAGAGTGGCGGTTACTGTGCTTGAAGACAAGGACACTTCGGAAGGATTAGTACCTTCGGTTAATGGAGTAGTAGCAACAGAAAGAGGAGCATATCTATTGAAAAGAATTGATTTCCCTTCATTTTGACTTCTCGTTTGTTTCTGTGCGCCTTCTTCCATCACCTGTTCCCATTCATTTCTTTTGAGGAAGACTTTGGAGTACAAAGTCATCATCTCATTAGAAAGTAGGATTGTGGTTTCAGCAGCCATATTTTAACTAAATAGAATTAATAAACTTTTCCGTATTTTTCTGTGATTTCTTCAATGGTCATATCTTCAACTGATTTCTCAGCCTTTTCGACATGGCTTGAAGGTCTCATAGCAGACTCGGCAGCCTGTTTAGCGAGATTACTTTTTTCTGAAGCGACAGCACTCTCTACTGATTTAGAAAACGGTTTCATCATTTTAGCCACTAGGGCGGTAACCGACGTGTTAGGATTTCCCTGAACAGCGTGATAAACAGCAGTTGTAATACTTGCGTTCAAGTCGGGGTCAAACTTATCACTTTGAGGGTCTAATTGTGGGTAGGCGGCAACAGCTTCTTTTGCCTCAGAATTTATGCGATTGATAGCCTTTTCTTTCTCAATCTCCATTCTGGTTAAAGCCCGAAGGTCGTCCAAAGTTAGTTCACGTTCACCACTACCCGAAGGGGGTACGCTTGGCTCAAACCTGTTGAGTCCACCGGTAAACTCTTCTATCTTTGAGGATAGACTTTCGACTTGGTCTTGAAGTTGTTTTTTCTCCTTAACTAGTCCTCGGATACGTTTGCTCGCACCCGTCTCCTTTTTTTCACCTTCCTCAGATTCAGTTTCTTCACTCTCGGGCTGATCGGCCCCAGAGGATTGACTATCTTCTGATTCTAATGTCGCTTCTTCTTCTACTGGTGATGATTCAGCTTCGTTGTTTTCGACCTCAACGTTTTCGTTTTCCATCAAATTTGGTTCTTCTGGCATTGCATATTGAACTATTAAACAGAGGTATCGTTCTCCGAGACGTAAGTTTTCTACGGATCAGGTAAAAAGACTTAATTGGATACAGGTAGGAGGAACCTGTACCCAGTTAAACCTTTTTTTTAAGAATTGGTTGACCTTCTTCGTCAATTCCAATTAATAACTTATCCATACCGACATAAATAGCATGTTCAAGTTCACAGCTAGTACACACGCAGTAAGGACCTCTTTGTCGCCATTCGTGATAACCTTTTGGGACAAAGGAAAAAGACGGATTGTTAAAGTTCAGGACTTCACTAGGGTCACTACTTTCTTTCGGATGCAGATGTGAGTCGTTATGTACTTCATCTTTTCCAGTAGTGTCTTGGTTGGTTTGATATAAATTGTCTTGATTCTCATTTGTCATCCTTTATCTCCTCGACTACTTCCGAAGAGTCCTCCACTTTATTAATAATCGAATTTAGGAGACCCTTAGCCAAAGTAACCATAATGGTCCTATCGCCGATATCTTCCCGACTTAATCCGGAATCGACAGCGACAGTTAATTGAGCATCGAGTCCCTCTTTTAGGCTTTGGATATAATTTTTAAGATTAGTCCAGACCTCCATTTGCGATAACGTATGAAAAGCAGCGTCTTGGGGGTCTATCCCCTTCTTCTCCAATTCAGCGTTTTTAGTTTGTTCCCAAACTCCCTTAATACTGTGGAAGTCCGGTTTGATTGCCGACATCTATTCCTCCTTGTGGCGTGGGTTGTGGAGGAATTTGATTGACTCCATTGTCCATTTGAGCCACTAAATCCATAAATTGTTGCTGATGTTCTTGCATGGCTAAATCGTCTTCTTCGGCAGGACTCTTTTCGGCACCTTGACTTTCGATGATTTCATCCCAGTTATTGACGTTTTCAGAGACTAGTTGAGTTAAGAGTTTAGTAAATTTGATATTAGTCCCTTCAGCTCGTAGAATTTCAATCATAGGTGAGGTAACCCCACCTTGAGGAGAGGGTTGAGCGTTCTGAATTAAGAGGTTTAAGAGAGCTAGGACATTATCCTGTTGGTTTTGTTTATCAACAGCGAATGACGACCCTGAAACCATTTCATAGTCATAGAGGATAGAGCCTGTTTGACTCTTGTTAATCTTTAGGTTGCCTGTTTTCTCGTCATATTGACTTTGCATTTCAGGATACTTTTTAAGGATAGTCTTTATCTCTTCTCCAAATAGTCGGACACTTATAGCTGAAGATTGTTTTTGAGAGATAAGATTGACCATCTTCTTCATAATCTGATTGACAGCAATCTCGACATAGAATTTATCCCAAGCGTCTCGCGAGTTTTCTCTTGCCGCTTGTTGTTTAAGAGCTTGAGGTGTCTTACCAAAGGAGTTATCAACAGTTGAAGAAACGGTAGTATCAGTAGTCCCAAACTGATTTAAGAGGGCAGCGTTGGCACTCTGGTAAATGTTTTGGAAGGTTTGAATCCCTTGAGGACTTAATTGAATTGCTTGAGCCGCAAGGGCTGGGTTACCACGGGCAATCCAGTTAGCTCCGGCAACACGCTTAACCGATGAGGGGACGATAATATCTTTGTTAAATATAACCGGAGGGAAGATAGACATCTTAGCTGAATCTAAAGCTAGATTCCAGGCTGAGTTCATCACATATTGCATTGATTTCCCCCTTTCGACATCTCCCATACCCATAAAGTCTTCAAATAGAGGAATGGCCCATTTATTCCCTACTGGTAGTTCACCTTCAATACCTCGATTCTTACCATCACGAATAACCATATATTCAGCTTCAGGGACGACATCTACCCACCTATCACGTTCATACATCGACAAGACTTCATAGAACCCATCACCTTTAGTCCCACTGACTCCGGCCTCCATATCCTCTTCACGTTGAGTCTTAGAATCTGAATCACGGTTTTGTTTATCTCCAGTGCTTTGCTTTAACTTAGTAATGACTTTATCAACATTCTTATAGCCATCAGTCTTACGAAGTTTCTCGAAGAAAGATAGAGGTTTCCATGAACGGACAATCACATAATCTGAGTCTTCTAATGAAGTTGCTCCTACTTGAGGGAAAATATCCCAAGGAGAGATAAGCCACATAT